GTAAGACTTTTTGTATTTGACGGATATGGTTGTAACATTGAAAGTTGGTTTGTCGGAAAGTCTTTTGAATGGTTAAAAGAAAACGCAAAACAAATAAGAGCATTGATATCATACTCCGACCCTGTACAAGGACATAAAGGACAAATATATCAGGCAACAAATTGGTTATATCAAGGAACAAGTATTAGACCCAACGACACATGGGCATTTCGTTTTGAAGAAGGTGGTAAATGGATACATGGTAGAACTATGGCACCTTATTGGGGAACAACCTCACCTTTCAAATTACAAGAACTTATTGATAAACCATTTTGGGTAAAAAGAGAACCGAAGAAACATAGGTATATCTACATTTTGGGCAAGGATAAAAAAGATAAAAAGGAATTGTTGAAAAGAATAAAACATCCTCTATATCAATATCCAAAAACATTAGAGGAATATACCGAAGAAATATTAAAATTAGAACCAATTGAAAGAGTTAAATAAGTTATATTGTGATACAAGTAGAGTATCGGTTAGAGAGATAAGTAGTTCAGTTGCAAAAGAAATTATAGTTAAGAAACACTATACTCACGCGTGGACGGCTTGTAGATACGCATTGGGAATATTTTATAGAACAGATGAGTCAAATGCAGTTGGTGATAATCATAAATTGATAGGATGTTTGGTATATGGGTTTCCAGTAGGAGCAAGAGCATCAACATCGGTTTGTGAAGGGCTTACAAAAGATAATATTTTAGAATTGACAAGATTGTATTGTGATGATGGATATGGTTCAAATATTGAGTCGTTTGCATTAGGACAATCATTTAAGTGGTTTAAAGAGAATGATAAAGCAATCAAAGTTTTAATATCATACGCAGATAACGGACAAGAACATTTAGGAGGTATTTATCAGGCAACCAATTGGATTTATCAAGGAATGAATACTGATATCGCATTGATGCCGAATTACGGAATATCTTTATCAAATAACCCTTACAAATGGATACATAGTAGAACTGTGTTTTCAATGTGGGGTAGTGGTAATTTAGAAGCATTAAGAGCAGCAATTGGAAAGGATGGTTATAAAGAGTTTTGGAGAAGGGAAGAACCACCAAAACATAGATACATACAAATCATAGGAGAGGACAAAAAAGAAAAGAAAGATTTAAAGAAACGATTAAAGCACGAAATTAGACCTTATCCTAAAAACACACAGGAATTCAATAAGGCAATCCAACAACACACTACAATAGAACCTGAAACTGACATTAAGACAAAGTTTTGGTAATATCAAATATTTGTTGTATATTAGAGTATTAACAACTAAAATTTAAAACTTAAATTATGATGGAAGAAAGTAAAAAAATATTAAAAGTATTATGTGTAAAGGATTTACCAATTGCAATTGATATTTGTAATATAGTAGATGTACCCGATACAATTGATTGGTATAATTATAAAATCACACACATCCCAACAGGAAATTATTATGATGGAAAACATAAGTGGAATGGTAAAGCTTATTGGCATAGTGGTGAACATATTGAATTAAATAAATTATGGTCAACAGAAATTAAAGCTTTTAAATATGAAATTACTAATTTTGGTTCAGAAAATTCTGTTTCTAAAATAGAAGCCGAAATACTTGACAAAAGTGTTGGAAAAGACCCACTTTGTTGGAATTTAACAAAAGCAATTCTTAAAAAAAGAGATTTAAAAAAAGATGCTAAATTTGTCAAAGATGTTTATAATGACGTAATGATGGGTAAGTGGCCTAAAACAATTTTGACAAAAGAAAAAGTTATTCCTATACCATTTAAACAATCTAGAGCCACAAAAGTTTATAAAGAAAGAGTTTTGGAAATTGCAGACGCAATCCGCGCAAATAATGGAAATACAATTAATTGTGAACCATTAATAATACTTGAAGATAGATTGGGAGATGGTTTACATGAGGGAATAAATGGACAACATACAAAATCAGGATTTGTTATTGTTAAAAATGCAACTCAAATATATGTTATTTTTATTCCAAAATCAGTTCATAAAAACATACCAGATAGTTTATTAACTCGTTTGGGTAATTCTTTTAATAAAAGAAACGAAAAAATAAAGAGTGATGTAGAAAAGGATGATGTCATAAAAGAATTGATGGAAGAATATGCGGATGGTTACAAACACAAAGATGATGATATAAGAGAAAGAGTAATAAACGAATTGAATTTTACAGATAGACAAGCAATAAAATTTATAACACTTTTCAAAAAGAAAAAGAAAATATATGATGCCGATAGAGAAAATGGTAAAACATATTCAAAATATTCTAAAAAACAATTAAATATAATAAAAAAAGAAGCAAGGAAAAAATATCCTAATAAAACCATTTGGGCTTCGTCATCATCAACACTTACTCTATGTAGAATTTATGAACAATTAAGAACAAAAAATAGTGAAGATGCTCATATAATAATTCATCACCCCGATAGTATAGCTGAGGGAAAATGGGGATTAAGTAAAAAAACTTATTTTGTTGAAAATCACACATATTCAAAATCACCATTGAAAATTGAATATGAAGAGGTAAGTGGATGGGAAACGGATATTGTAATATAATTTATAATTAATATGAAATTTTGGGACACAGGTACGGAAATAAAAAAAACAGACACATTTGATTTTGAAAGAAATAAGAGAGAGTTACTTGAAAATTTAGACTATCTAATGGGTATGTCAGTACAAGAACAAACCCTTTATAAAAAATGGGTAGAGTGGAATCAGGACTTATATGGTAGTATGAAATTACTTCCCGCACTTCATCAACAATATGATAAGATTTGGGAACCTAATAATATTTTAGACAAAGAAGGTACTATTAAAGAAATAGAAGAATTAGAGCCATTTGTTGAGTTGGTAGAAGATGGAGAGGCAACACGTTGGACACACGTTAGAAAACTAATAAGTTCAATGGAGTTCAGTGCAAATCCAGGTCGTAATGTTAAAGCATTTGTAAAAGATAGAAAGACAAATAAAATATTGGGTGTTATTTCATTGGGTTCAGATATTACAAGTTTAGGAGTTAGAGATAATTTTATAGGTTGGAAAAAAGAGGATAAATTTGTTAATGGTAAATTAAATAACACTACCATCGGAACATCTATTATAGCAACACAACCATTAGGATATAATTTCTTAGGTGGTAAATTACTTGCAGCATTAACTACATCTCCTGTTTTTAGAAAGCAGTGGAAAGATAAATATAGTAACACTTTAATAGCAGTCGGAACTACGGCCTTATATGGTGCAAGTTCTCAATACAACGCAATTCCACATTTCAAAACATTGGGTGAAAGTAAAGGTTTGATTAATATTAAACCCGATGATAAATACTATGATATTTGGCATCAGTATGTTAAAAATTTAGACCCAGTTTGGTATGATAAAGCAATCAATGCAACAGGTCCAAAACAAAATGTATTGATGAGAGTATTTAAAGAAATTGGTGTTAAAGCATCTTTATATAATCACGGATTTAAGAGAGGAGTATATTTTGCTCAAATGTACGAAAATGGTAATGACTTTTTATGTTCTAAAATTACAGAAGATAAATTGATAATGAAACCTAAATTTGAACAAGGTGACGAATATACAATCAAATGGTGGAAAGAAAAGGCAATAAAAAGATATATAACATTATACAACGATGGTAGATTGAAACCAGAAAAGTTATTCTATGCTGATATTATTGGTATGACTTGGGAAGAGTGTAAAGAAAAGTATTTAGGAGAAGTTGGAAGATAAAAAATAAAGTATGGTAAATAGATTAGAGGCATTAAGTCATATAGACACTGAAGATAGAAAAGTAACAAAAGAGTTTTTAGAACAAAATAAATGGTTTGGTATTCAAATGGGTGGTAAATGGGATTTAGATTTAGAAGTACATGAATTTAAAAGAGGGTGTGATGTTGAAAAAATTAATTATGGTATGGACAGATTTAAAAGCCACAACCATTTTAGAATACCCGTAAGGAAACAAAAGTATTGGAACAATTCGACCACATATGTTGCTAAAGATAATTCAATATGGCCTAATAGGTATAAAGGTTGGTATGTAGATTATATTCAATTTCTTAATAATGATTTAGATGAATTACTTTGGTATGATTATAAACTAATAAGAGAATATATAAATAATCTATATACTGATAATAGTTTAAAAAAAGAATGGAATATTGAAAGTGAAAGAACATTTATAACAATACAATACGAAGTAGGATTGGAAAGAATTAAACATTACAAAAAGATGCAAGATGGTAAGTGGTGGTCTATAACACATACCAATAAACAAAAATAAAGATGTATCAAAACATTTATTACGAGAGACAAAAGAATTTAATGCATCTTTGGGATGACAAAAACGGGTATCAAACAATACCATACCGAAAGTATGCATATAAGAAAGACCCACACGGACAACATCTTTCAATGAATGGTGAGAAACTAAGTCGTATTTCAAAGTGGGAAAAGGATGAAGCTGATGACTTATTTGAAAGCGATGTTCCAGAAACTACAAGAGTATTGGTAGATATTTACGATAGTGATATACCCTCAACAGGACATAGAGTATTGACTTTTGACATTGAGGTTGAAATGATTACCGGACTTCCAAACACAAGAGAAGCACAAAACGAATTGACAGCAATTGCTGCACATGATGGAGCAACAAAGCTCTATGATGTATTCGTATTAGATAAAGACAAAATAGTAAAAAATAATGCCAAAAACTTTAGCAAAGATGGGAGAGAGGTTAGCCTTCACATTTTCGATAACGAGAAAAATCTCTTACTTGCTTTCCTTAATTATTACGAGGAAATTGACCCAACTATTCTTACGGGATGGAACATAGATTTCTTTGATATTCCCTACCTTTACAATCGTATTAAAAATGTATGTGGAGAAGCACATGCAAAAAGACTTTCTAGAATAGGACAATGCTTCTATTCACCTTATAGAGAGAAGTGGACATTTGGTGGTGTATCTATTTTGGATTACATCAGTCTATACAAACAATACAACTTTGGACTAGAGTCAGCATATACTCTAAACCACATCGCAACAAAAGAATTAGGTAGAGGTAAGATTGAATATGAAGGAAGCTTGGATGACTTATTTGAAAACGATTTAGAAAAATTCATTGAGTATAATATTGTGGATGTGGACTTAGTAGTATCAATGGATGAGAAGTTAAAGTTTATTGATTTATGTAGGGCGATATGTCACGCTGGTTATGTTCCTTACGAAGATTATATGTTTTCGTCAAAGTGGTTAGAGGGAGCTTGTTTAGCATACCTTAAAACTAAAAACATGGTTGCAACAAACAAACCTGCGGATAGGAGAGAAAGAATGCAGGCTTTGAGAGATAACGACCAAGAGAAATTTATAGGAGCATATGTGAAAGAACCCATCGTTGGAAAGTATGATTGGATATATGATTTGGATTTAACATCTCTATACCCATCAATCATTATGACACTAAATATTAGTCCTGAAACAAAGGTTGGTAAGATTTCAAATTGGGATGCAGAACAATATATCAAAGGTGAGGAAATCACTTATAAGTTAAAGGGTAAGGATGGTGATGAATACGAATACAACCGTCAGGAATTAGCAGATGTTATCAAAGATAGTCAATTAGGTGTAGCAGCTAATGGAGTTCTTTATATGCAAGATAAACCAGGTTTAATTGCGGACATTCTAAATACATGGTTTAACAAAAGGGTTGAATATCGTAAATTAGAAAAGAAATATGGTGAGGAAAAAAATACTGAATTATATGAGTTCTATGGTAAGAGACAACACGTCCAAAAAATCCTTTTGAACTCAATGTATGGTGTATTAGGTTTACCAGCATTCCGTTTCTATGATGTGGATAATGCAGAAGCAGTGACACTAACAGGACAAGTCGTAATTAAAAAGACGGCTGAAATGGCAAATAGAAAATATTGGAAAGAATTGGGAACAACCGATGACTATAATGTTTATATTGATACTGACTCAATTTATATGATGGCAGAACCTTTGGTAAAACATAGATACCCAGACTATAAGACATTTGATGAAAAGAGAATGGCAGTTGAGGTGGACAATATTGCAACTGAAACACAAACATTCTTAAACTCATTCTACGACCTATTAGCAGAGAGATTTTTCTTTATTCCAAAAGACAAACATAGATTTGAGATTAAAAAGGAATATATCAGTAAAGCGGGATTTTGGGTAGCAAAGAAACGATATGCACAATGGATGATTTTGAAAAACGGAATACCTTGTGATAAGTTAGATGTGAAAGGATTGGATGTAGTTAGAAGTTCATTCCCCAAAGCATTTCAAAAGTTTATGTCTACAATGTTGAAAGATATTCTAATGGGTAAAGACCATGAATATATAGATGATACCCTATTGACATTTAAGAAAAGTTTACCAACACTACCTGTAAATACAATCGCAAAAGGTGGAGCATTAAAGGAATTGAGTAAGTATGATAAGGGAAATTGGAAATCAGGAGACGCAGTAGCAAACTTTGAGAAAGGAACACCTGCACACGTTAAAGCCGGAATAACATACAATAGATTATTAAAATTCTTCAATTGTCCATATAAGCACGAACCAATTAGAGATGGTGATAAAGTAAAGTGGGTATATCTTAAAGACAACCCATTAGGATTAGAAACAGTTGCATTCAAAGATTATAATGACCCAAAAGAAATTATGGATTTTGTGGAAACCTATGTGGATAGAAACAAAATATTTGAAGCAGAATTAGAAAACAAATTAGATGATTTTTATAACGCATTAAAGTGGGATAAGGTCACCGCAGATACAAAAACAGCAAAAAAATTCTTCGCATTTTAATTATGAAAAGTTTAAATTTTTGGAAACCGGAAGGTTTTGATATAGCCAGTTATAAGTGGTTATTAGAAGAAAGAAAAAATAAAGAAATATTAGGAAATGGTTCTGATACCACCGCATGTTATTATACCTTTAATGAGTTGGGATTTAGAGGAGACTCACCAAAAAAGAAAGGTATAAAAATAATGTCAGTAGGATGTTCACATACCGAAGGAATCGGTGTTCATAATCACCAAACTTGGTCACATCAATTATCAAAACTATTGCCAAATGGTGTCGATTTAAATTTAGGAATAAGTGGGAGAAGTAATGACTATATTGCAAGAAGTATAATAACTTGGATAGATGAAATGAAACCATCCATAGTTTTAGCAATGTATACTTACCCACATAGGAGAGAATATTATAGAGATAATGGTGATGTAGAACCATATCATCCAAATCCGTGGGGATACTTTGAAGAAGAACGAGAAGGTAGAATGGATTGGGCAAATATCACATCAATGGCAAATCAACATGAAGATATTATAAATTGGTATAAAAATCATTTATTAATTACAAATTTCTTAAAATTAAAACAAATTCCATTTATTTGGAATGGGACATTTGTTGGAACAGATTATACCGATGAAAATAGATTTGATGGAAATTACCCAAATCTTCCAGATGAACATAAACACGCAACATTCTTACAAAATGAAGCATATGCAAAAAATCTTTACAATTATATCAAAGAAAAGTTTGAAATGTAAAAAATTAATCGTATATTAGTAAAACAAACATAAAACATGAACAAAAACAATTTATTAAAATTCATTCAAAAGTATTCACTAGGTGGACTTATTGAATCAGTAGCGTGGAACGCAGAAGGAACGAAATTATCAGTTAGATTTATTTCAGATGACAAAACATTATTAGGTGAGGTAGAGTTTAACGCTTACACATCAACACCAATGAATGTCGGTATTTACACAACATCATTATTAAAAAATATGATTGGTGTATTAGACAACGACTTAACATTGAAAGTTGACAAAGCAGGTGATAAATCAGTATCATTAAAGTTATCGTCAGACGAAACCGAAACATCTTATCAATTAGCAGACTTAGGAGTTATTCCACCTGTACCAGATTTGAAGCAATTACCTGATTTCAATATTGATATCGAAATGGCATCAACTATGATTGACAAATTTATCAAAGCAAAAGGTGCATTAAGTGATGTAGATACATTTACAGTATTTACCGAAGGTGGTGATTTAAAGATGGCAATTGGTTATTCTTCAATTTCGACAAATAGAGTAACATTTACTGCAACAAAATCATTTGATGGTGATGTTAAACCAATTTCATTCTCAGCAAAATATTTAAAAGAAATCCTTACTGCAAATAAAGAAGCAACATCTGCAAAATTAAAAGTATCAACAGATGGTTTAGCAAATGTTCAATTTCAAATCGATGACTTTATTTGTAAGTATTATTTAGTAGAAATCTCAAATTAATAAAATGGCAGAACAATTAGAATTATTCCCAACAGAAGTTGGTTATGAATTATTCCCACAAGAGGAATTACAACAACAAGAAGCGGGTAGTATTGATACAACAGAAATTGATGTACCTGAAGCACAACCAATTGCAGATGCAGAATGGTGTTTTCAATTTTTTAACAACGAACCAATTGTATTTGCATGGTCAAACGAAGGTGAAGAACCCGCTCCTTTGGTTTTACAATTACAACCAACAGAAGGTGAAGGATTGAATTTTCAACAAAACGGAATGACTTTTAGAATATTCCCAAGAGAAATTAGTGAAGAAACAAAACAAGAAAGAGCAGAACAAAATGCAAGTAAGAATAAAGAAGCTTAGTCCAGAAGCAGTAATACCAACCTATGCAAAAGATGGTGATGCTGGTATGGATTTGGTTATCACCGACATTAAAGGTGAAAACAAATACGATATCACTTATGGATTTGGTATATCGATGGAAATCCCTGAAGGTTTTATGGGACTTGTTTTTCCTCGTTCATCTATCCGCAAAACTGACTTAGTTCTTAGTAATTCTGTCGGAGTTATAGATAGTGGATATAGAGGAGAAATTCAAGCAACATTTAAAAGAACAGGTTTAAGTAAATACGAAATTGGAGATAGAGGTGCACAGATTATTATCATGCCTCATCCACATGTAGATTTCGTAGAAGTAGAAGAATTAAATAACACCGAAAGAGGCGAAGGCGGATTCGGTTCAACTGGAAAATAATATGAGTTTTTTCGCAAACGATATAAACAAAAGAGAACATAGTTTGTGGGTGGAGA